CGAAGATATGGGTCTAGTTAAATATCGCGGCACATTAATGACAGTAGAAACAAGAGATGAGATGATGGCAGCTAATCTCTTGAAAAAACAAGAAGTTGATAAAAAGCAATCAGTTGCTGAAAGAAATGCAGAATTCCAAGAATATCTTAAAATTAATGATATAGATTTCACAGGATCATATACTGATGTTGCACTTAAAGCAATGAATGAGCAGGATCCTCTTGGCCTTGGTGGTGGCAACGGCATTATTAATGTATTTAATCAAGGTGGTGATACAATCACACCAATTACTATGTCTACTGGTGGAGCTAAAACCGCTACAACAATTCTTCAAGGATTTAATAGAGGCGATGGGTTGGGATATTGCCCAGTGCCAGGATTACTTGGTACCTAATTAAAAAAGGGAGCCCGAAGGCCCCCAAAAAAGGTAGATTAGAAAAGCTTCCCGCTTTCCCTCTACTCTTGTAATAGAAAGTTTAAAACATTTTCAGGAGTTGTTTCATCGTATGGATCTGAATCACAATCATCAGACATTCCAGGTTCAACAAACATCTTTTCAATAACACCATCGTTTACAACCATAGCATATCTCCAAGATCTTGCACCAAATCCTAAATTGTCTTTACGTACAAGCATATCCATTTTTTCAGTAAAATCACACGAACCGTCAGGTAAGAACTCAATGTTAGGAGTTCTTTGAACTTTGGCCCACGCGTTCATCACAAAAGCATCGTTACAAGAAATACAATACACTTTATCAATACCAGCTTTACTAAAGTCTTCCCACCTAGCGTTATAGCTAGGTACTTGAAAGTTAGAACAAGTTGGCGTAAATGCACCAGGTAATGAAAAAGCAATGACTCTTTTACCAGCAAATAAATCACTAGTAGTTAATTCATTCCATTGAAATTCACCAGATTCTAGGTTTTGTGAGCGTGTTTTAAAGATCGCGTCAGGTACTCTTTTGTTTTCCATATTATAATCCTTTATAGGTGGAGGGCATTGCGCCCTCCGTTCAAGTTTTATTCGACTAAAAAGTCTTTCTCTTTGCCGATTTTAATTTTCTGAGGTCTTTTTGACTCAGGAATAATACGCTCAAGACCAATGGTCAAAAGACCATTCTTGAAGCTTGCCCCTTTAACAACAATGTCGTCTGCAAGGTCAAAGTTACGCGTAAATTTTCTTTTAGAAATTCCCTTATGAATAAATTTATCATCAACAGTTTCGCCAGTTTCATACGTCGACTTAATTGCTAATTGATTTTCTTTTACTTCAATATCAACATCAGATTCATCAAGGCCAGCAAGTGCAAGTTCGATAGTGAACTTATCCTCGGCTTTATTGATTCTGATATTATAGGGTGGAAAACCTTGTGACCCGTGCTGTGCAGGGTGGTTCTCAATTTCTACTAAACGATCGAAGATTCGATCAAATCCAACCGTGAATGGTTGTAGGTTATGTATATTTAATCCAGTCATTTTTATCTCCTTTTATGCAAGATATGATTATACTATGGTGGCTTTTAGCACACCGGTTATTGCAGGCCGATCTTTCGTACCTACATTTTTATTTATTCAGCTTCTGCGTGTGCTTTTATAAATTGTTTAATATAATTGCGCAGTTCTCTTGATGCTGTTGTATCATCATCTTTACAGAGCTGAATGAATTCTTTTTTCTGTTCTTTATTTACTTTTATAAGTAATGTATCATCTTTTATCATAATTTGTCACCTTTTTGTCACGTACTTGTAACATGTTTGTATAAATATACTGTATATACAAAATATTAATAAGGAGAATATATGGCAATATTATATAAAAAATTCGATAAAATGATGAAATCAGGTGGTTTAATCCGAGTCATCAACAAAACTTTCTAACTACCAGTACTTCCTATTCCACCGTCCCTATCAGTTTTCTGCATAGGGCGTTCGTTAACTAATTCTAATTCGTGTCGGTTTATTTTCTCAACCATGCATTGAGCTAGTCTTTCGCCGTGTTGAACACGTGCTAAGCTATCAGATATGTTTATAACAAGAATATGTGTTTCATCAACATAATCAGAATCTATAATACCAACACCGTTACTTAATGCTAAACCCTTTTTGGCAGCAGCGCTGCTACGAATATACATTTTCATTACGTGATCTTCTGGTATATCAAATATTAAACCAGTTGGTATCATTACCCTTTGGCCGGGATGTATTAGGAAAGTAGCCTGCCCTTCGATCTCTTTAGTGAGAACTTCTATTTTTCTATTAACGGAATTGAATGCAGTAATCTTGTCACCTTTTTTAAACGCAGCATGAATATCAAAGCATGCACTGCCTTGAGTTGCGTATTGAGGGATTATTGCGCTTTCTTTTGTCTTATAAACATTCATTATATATTCACCATTATATCATAAAATTAAATTTTTGTCAACTACTTTTTTCCGTTACCTATATTGTATTTGACAGTTAATTCCCAATCATCTTTTTCTTTAAAGGAAATGATTTTAATTTGATTTAGGGTAGCAATTGGATCCTTTGTTTTGCTTGGATCTACAATCTTTACTAGCTCCCATTCTTCAAGTAGGTTTACAATAGTGTTCCGTCTAGCATGATCTTCATCAGTAAACGTGTTGTGCTTGCCATCGAGTATAAACAATTCTTTAAAATGAAGAATTGAGTATCTACCCTTTTTATGCAAGATGTGACAGGATTGAAATAACTTCTTATCTTTACGAGAAGAGATACCTATCCTTGTTAGAGTTTCCTTGATCTTAAGAAAACTGTCAGGTGTGGGAAGCATTACTTCAATGCCAACACCTCTAAAAATATCTTCTTGTTCCATGATACATATTCACCTGTTTAATTATTAGTGGCCACGGTATATAACCATATAAGCTTATTTATTTTTTTTAAAACTTAGCCACCTGTAATGAGGCGATCATGCACAGTTTGCAGTTGTTCTTTGTTCAATACCTTAAAGTATTGCTTAGCAACTGTTCTGTTACATTGATAAACTTCTTGTATCGCGTCAAGATCTACATCTTTAGAAGCCTTAGGCCATTTAGAAAATCTCTTGCGCTTTCTCAATACTGCACGGTAGTAATCAAATTGTGCGCCAGGAAATAACTCGTGTCTCTGATTCATTTCATTAGCATGTAGTATTGTATCTTCGAAGTTTGTAAAACCTCGGTTTACAATATAAGCGTTATATTGCTTTTCGATTATTTCTGGATTGTCTCCATCTTTTATGAGATCTACTTTACTAAAAGAAGCAGCATTCATAAAATCAAATGGATTTAAGTCACCTTTAGCCATTTTGTATCTCCTCGATTCCTATGAGTATCTCATTAAATTCTTTTGCGCAGTTAGCACACATCTTGACTTCCGCTTCTCCATCTGCTGCTTGGTACTTTAGAGTGTATTCTTCACCTCCTTCAATACGCTCACTACAGTTAAAGCATTCGATAGTTTTGCGGAAATCAATCTTAAATGGATTAGACATACTCGGATTCAATCATAACTTCAGTTAAGAATGCAACCATGTTAATCTCTTGGTCTGCGACGAAATTACTTTTGTACATATAATCAGCTAGAGTGACTACGAATCCAGGTTGAGTCTTGAACTCTACACGAGCTTGCATCATATCATAGACACGTCTGAACATTTCATTCATATCTTGATCTGAGTTACTCGCAACCCACTTTCTCATCTCAGTAAAGTTTTTAGCTTTAAGTAGGTTGAATAACTCATCCATACTTTCTTGCTTTAGATTTACGAAGATACCTTCGTCGATTTTACCTGAAGCTGCATACGATTGTAGTTCGGTTAATACACGACGGAAGTCTGGGAAATGCTTTTCAATAACTTTTGCAACTACTGCTTTATCGTAATCAACATTCTCATTATTGAGAATACTAATAACACGTTTAAAGAATTGCATTGCTAGTTGAGGTCGTTCTGTTTGTTCAATAGAGAAGTCAACTTCAGAGAGTCGAGATCTTAATGGACCAATAATTCTATTCTTGAAATTACAAGTAAAGATAAACCCACAGTTAGCAGAATATTCTTCAATAAAGTTACGTAAAGCTGGTTGAACAGAAGTTGCATTTAGATAGTCTGCTTCGTCAAAGATAACATATTTACGACCACCTGTAAGAGATACAGAGGATGCATATGTAGAGATTTCATATCGAAGAGTGTCGATATTCACATTAAGGGAACCGTTTTTAACGATATAGTCACAGCCCATTTCATCGAGCATGGCTTTAGCGATCGTAGTTTTACCTACTCCTGGTCCACCGGTTAGTAATAAGTTTGGTACGTTTTTGTCATTTACAAATTTGCGAAACGTATTTTTCATTGTCTCGGGCAAGATAGTGTCTTCGATACTTTGAGGACGGTATTTTTCTACCCATAGAACTTCATTTGATTTGTGTTGCATAGATCACCTTGTACATAATATAATATAAAAATTGAGGGGCGGGGACCAGTCGGAACTGATCCCCTATTCTCGAGAAAGGTTGGTAATCTTTTAGTCAATTACCTTATCAGCCAGTTCACCAGCTTCTACAGCAATTTCAGTATCCCCATCGGGACCTTGTTGCTGAGGTGAATTCTGTCTTAGATAAGCTTCAAGCTTATTCCTTAACATTCCTACACCAGCTAGTTCTTGACCTTGGAACCCGCCTCTTGTTGATACTACATCGATCAACTGAAGAACGGTTGAGATGTCGTTCAAATTAATTGAGACCTTCTCTTCCTCTTGTTGCTGTTGGCCACCGAAGTTGCCATTTACTGCATTATTCATAATAATTATCCTTTATTATAAGTCGACTTTGAATCTATCGCCACAAAATACGTGACACCTTTACCTTTGAATTCAGAGATACCTTTTGAACAAATGGTAACTTTGTAATCCATCGGCATAAGTTTTAAGTTATCAGTTTTAATGATTACTCTAAACTCATCGTCAGTGGTCCCGATTTCAACGCCAAAGTCATCTGCGTTATCGTTTGCACTGTCGATTGCTTTCAGATAACACTTGCCGCTTTCGCCAACAAATGCGATTTCTGAAAATTGAAGAACACCTGCTGCTTTTTGTACTGCAGAAAGATCACTTTCTGTTACATCGACAACAACGTCTTCAGATGGTATATTTATATCTTTTTCAGGCGGAGTGTGGATCATTGATATATCTGCATAGACATACTTGGTCCTTCTCTTTCCCTCAGAGATAATAAAATATTTATCACCAAACTCTACGTCTGGATCATTATAAAGGCTTAGTATTGACAGGAATCTAGAAAGGTCATAGATACAAGCTTCCGCTGGTATCGTATCCTGGATTTCTGCAATAGCAATAAGCGTTTTTTCTGGAGTAATAGTCTTTATAGTAGTACCGGGCTTCAACAAAACTGATTTGTTAATTGCGGTAAAACTTTTTAAGACACTCAAGGTTTCGTTAGAAAATTTCATTATATAAATTTCTCCTGGTTAATGAATGTATATTATAACACACTTTCATCTATTTGTCAACTGTTTTGTACGACTTTTTATTAGAAGTTGAGTCGGCAGTTGCGGTTACACCAAGCTCTGCGATAGAGCCCATTCCGCCTTGAAAGATGTGAGTGCCAACGTGGTTCAGTTGCATCCAAGGACACATCCAAACTTTTAGGTCGGCAGCACGTGCTTTATGGCAGAAAAAGTAATCTTCTGAAAGATAGCGCTTGGTTTCGGGGTCGATAACACAATCGAAAAATGCTGTAATTTCTCTTGTACCATCAAATTGTTCTGTGCGTGCGTGGTCAGGTAGGTATGATAACTCAGGGTAAGCTTCTTTGTACTTCATTAGTACATCCCTTGGTATCAACATAAATCCTGTGCCAGCTTCTTGTACTTCAACTGGTTCTGATAATTTGAATTGCTTCATTCCTTTAACAGGATTAAATACAAAGTCAGATGTGAACCTAGCTAATTCAAATGGATTCTCATCTGCTTTACCCATTTGAGCCGCCTTAGCAACTTTTTCCCAAGCAATTGTTTTCTTAGGATATGGTCCTGTTACGATCTGATATTTGTCTGGATCTTGTAGATGTACACCAAGTAAAGCTAGAGCATCTTTAGGATTAAATGCGATATCAGCGTCAATGAATAGTAAGTGAGTACAATCAGATCTTAAGAATTCATCTACAATATAGTTACGTGCTCTTTGCACTAAGCTCTCATTAAATAAGAAATAATATTTTAATGGAATACCATGAGTAGAGCACAACATACTCAAGTCATTAGTTGCTTTGGTATACATACCAGTAGCTTGGCCACCATACATTGGCGTACCAACGAAGATACTATATTTTCTTAGCTCTTCGGTTTTAATTTCAATTTTCATTAGATTTGCTCCATGTCGTTTTCAGCTCTAGCGATCGCTTGTAGTCTAAGTACATCTGCTAATACATCCCAAGAACTATCGTGTTGTTTAAATGTTCTTTCCCATAGTTTATCATCAGCGATCGGGCAGAAACCGTTTTTCGTGTCAAAATTAAATTTGGCATCAATATAAGTTCGCATATCACGCACCATATAATATTTTAAATAGGTGTTGAGATGGTTACCTCTTTTTTGACTATCAAAAAGTCTTGTCAATATTACCGGATCAAAAGCATTACCTCTTGTCCACCAATGACCGATATTCTCATCAACAACTAAATTATGAAAATTGGATACGAACTCTTTAACAGTTAAGTCTTGCTGTGTTGGTTTGACACGAGCACGTACTTCTTTATCTTGCTTAGACCAAAATTCTAAAACAGAATCTTCGATCTTATATCCATAATCTTTTACTTGCTCTTGAACGTTTAGTTTAAATCTACGAGTCTTACTGATATCTTTCAAACCATAAGGGTTTTGTGTAAACTCATCCCAATCAAAAATCATAATCGAACAGTCAACGACTGCACAAGTGGATGGGTCAACACCCATTGTTTCAAAGTCAAGTACTAGGTTTTTCTTTTTCATTATGTCATAAACTCTGTAATATCTACTGATGATATCGTATCACGAATTCTCTGTGATAAATTATCTTGTAGCATGTAGGTTGCGTCTTCCATAGGAAGTTTACCTTCAATCGCTGCTTTAACTTGTGTAGCCATATCGTTAGCAGTTTTAAAAGGTACATTTTGGCAGATGTGATTGATACTCTTAGTAGGATCAAGTAATTCATAATCATCAGGGAGACCCATGATGTTCATAGCTTCTCTATAACTTATGTACCTATCTTCTACTGGGTGAGCCAGAACATGAGGCATATGTACAACAAATGCACCAATGTGTTTTACTGGAATAATTGTACCACGCCACATTACACCTTTACCAGTCTTAAGCTTCTCGTATCGTCTCATACACTTTTCAGCTTCTTTCTCAAGGCCTTGGCCTCTCATGTATTCTGCAATTTCTTTGTAATTAGCTTGTCCCTTATAATCACCAAGAATCATTTCACTTTCAACATTAAAGGAAGGCTTCGTGAAGGTTTCATCTTCTCTTAACTCTTTAGCAAATTCTGCATGAGTCATTCCGCCTTTGATTTCTTCTAAGAAGTACTTGTAGTAAGGATCATCTTGAGATGGAATCTTTTTACAAATTGCTTCAGTCTGGAAATTACTCTTTGTTTCCATTAACAATTCAGCGATCGTTGGATAATCTTTTTTAAAGTATTCAAACTTTGGTATCTTATTATTAAATACATCTCTTTTCCAAAAGAAGTAAAACGAACGTCTTCTAATTTGTGGGTTACCATGTAGTAATGACTTAGTCATATAGATCGACATATTATAACCAGCTGCGTTAGCAATTTTGAGCATTTTCTTTCTCATAAATGTACCAACGGTCGTAGCTAATGCGGGTGCGTTCTCTCCCCACAATACTTTAGGACCAATTTCATTTAATACAAACTTAGTAGATTTTTCCAACCATTGATTATTTGGATTATCTTCTCCATAAGATGAATGGTAGCTTGACAGACCTGCACAAGGACATACTGACGATACAACGTCAACTTTACCGTATGATGATGGTGCGTCTTCACCGTCAATAACATGATACGGGATATCATGGCCTTTTTCTTTATAGTAGTTTAACAAATGCGCTTCGTTAGCTTCAAAACCACCATAGGTCATAATATAATCTGGTACGTTTCCGTAAGCTTTATCTGATGCTAGTATCTCTCCACCAATCAGTGGTATAATTCCTGCGTGTTTCATAGTATAGCCTCTAATTCCTGCATCTGTACTTTCTTGTTAAGCGGGTGATTATCGTACAGACATTCTTTTTGAGCTTTACCCAACCGCGTTTTTTCTTCAATAGTCATAGCTTCAACACTCGCAAGAGTATTACCAACGTATGCTTCTCCGTATACTGCACCTTCTTTATCTGAACATACAAGTATAGACTCTACATCTGCTACTTGTTGAACACGAGATCTCCACCAACCTGAACCAGCATGATAATACTCTGGCATCATACAACCCCAGTTTTCATTATAGATTCTACACATATCAGGTTCTTTAACACGGAAGGTTTGGATACCAGCAGTGAGTTTGGTTTCTCGTCTTGGGCCAAAATTCAATACGTCCCAAGTAGGTTTTTGTTTGTTAAACCAAGGCATGGTTTTACTTTGAACGATAGATGAGAATACCCATTGTAATTTCTTTTCTTCGGGTGGAAGAATAATTGGCTCATCATCAAAGAAACTTAGAATACCTGGATCTTCTCCATAGTTATTCTCAGGCCTACGATTTAGGTTGTAAGGATTTGGGTTGTAATTAACAATGTCACCTTTATAGTCAAGCTTAAAGGCGTTGTTGTCACCCCCGTCAAAAGAACAGAGAAGCAATGTATTTGTTTTTCTGTTTACAATTTCACAGCCGTCAATGAATGTATCAATATGATCACCAAGCTTTTCAAGTTTAGTATCACCTTTATAGAGGTCAGCCAAGTATTTGTTTGTTCCATACTCTAGGAACGGTTTACCTGTTTCTTTCCACTCTTTAAGATTCTCTTGGTATAGTTTAAACGATACAAATACTTCACGTACTTGCCAATCGTCGTTTCCAAGAATAGCGTCAGGCCTTGCTTTGAGTACATATAGTGCGTCAAAAGCATGGTGACTAAAGGATTTTACAGATGATAGATACACGATTACTTTGTCGTAGGCAGTTATGTTCTCACCAATACTCACGGTTCTTTGGTCGACCTCGTGTCCCATATCTTCAAGACAGCGAATCAACGAATAGTGTGAGTTTAGGATTTTGAGTTCTTTACCAAGAAAGTAATCACGAGTACATTGCTCTTTGTTAAAGCCAGTGATTAAGATTTTCATTCAATTTCTCCATAATTATCAAAAGAAGCTACTTAGAGAAGCTTCTGCATTATTATTATCTATTATAACACATTCTATAGTTTTGTCAACTACTTTTTCAATATTTTTTTGCCATGCCTTAAGAGAGTGTTTTTCTTTAGTCATTTCAGAGATTTCAAGTCTCTGTTCAAAAGTAGTTTTGTTTAGCGATCGTACGATATCGGCAAGGTCGTTACCTTTTACTGACGTTCGTACTTTCGTTATATGTTTATTTATGACCGGTATCTGCTCGGATGCATGGGTATCAGTTGAGTTAGTAACTAACACCATGGGTAAGCCATGAGCTAATGCTTCAAGAGCAGTAATACCCCAAGTCTCTACAGGACAAGTTGAAATATAACATCCAGCTTGTGCCATATAAGCCATAGTGTCTTTATAAGACAAACCACGAATAACTTCATTTGGTTTTTCCCAAGCTAAGTTGTCTTCGTGATATTTAAGATGGTCACCGTATAGTAATTCAGCTACGTGAGAAGTCAGTACAACATTATGTAATCCTGAGCCGTTTAGTTTCTTAGGCATCCAAAATGGATTCTTTGTCTTATCAGTACGGCCTACAGTAACTGCATCGTAAGTACATTCAAGCACCTTCTCATCGCCCATACTAAAAGCAGAATCAATAAAATCTACAATCGGTAGTGGTTTACCTTCAACCCTTTGGCTAAGTTTATCCATACCAATATGTTGATGTCTAGATACAAATGCAACTACTCCACCATTTGCTTGAAACTCATGCATCTGTTGCATGTGACCAATTTTAGAAATACCACCAGCAGCAGTATGACTAATCCACAATATAGGTGTATTAGTTTTTGCTTGTAATCTAGTAGTAAGTGGTGCGTTATCATAATTAACAATAACAACATCTGGTTGGTAAGTATCAATAGCAGCAGTGATTTTATCAGTCACTCTACGCTTCTTTCGATCTTCATCTGTAAAATGTACAGGGATTACATCGTCAAAGTTTTGATAGATTAATTGAGCAAATCTCTCAATTCCACCGATAACAACAGAGTCTGTAATCTCAATATTGTTTCTTGTAAAGTATGGTAGAAGTATTCTCATTGTTCAGGTAGTTCTCACTGGTACATTATAAAGGTGTGTTTATATATTATATTATTTATGAAGTTCTGACACCGTAGGTCCTTGTAGGAACTCTGTGTCGACTCCAGCTTCAACAAATAGATTAAGAGATTTAGAAAATGAAGCAACCCATTTCTCAGGAATGTTTCCATCAGTTGCCATAACAACTCTTTTAACACCAACTTGAATGATACCTCTTGCACAGTCGTTGCACGTTGGTAGTCCCCAAACATAAATGGTAGAATCTTTTAAAGATGTACCACTGTATGTAGCGTTGTATATTGCGTTCATTTCAGCGTGAATTACTGTTTCGTATTTCACTTCTTTATCTTCGTAACGTTCAGGAGTATCGGCTATTCCCTTAGGAAAGCCATTGTAACCTGTAGCTAATACTCTACGTTCGTCGTTTACAATTACTGCACCAATTTGTGTACTTGGATCTTTTGACCAAGTAGCTACTTCTCGGGCTAGTCTTGCAAATCTTGTATCCCATTTACTAGTCATTGGTTATTAACAAGCTCATCTATAAAGTTAAAGTGTCTTTCGTACACATGGAAGTTAGAAGCTGTCCAGATTAGATTACCAGGCTCTACACCGAGAGCAAAGGCAAGATCATTTTGAACATACTTAGCCCAAGCATAATCATTATTATAGCCGAATACAGCATCGTTGGATCTCATCAAATAGTGAGATTCAAGTTTACCATCACGAATATAAAATGTATTTGCATATGTACACATAAAGTCGTTCATACCATCACGTGACATGTCAACGTGCATCGATGGACGATTGTAGATCATAGTAGCTCTACGGCTGTTTGGATTATTCTTTAACTCACGTAGAACATTATGATATTGGCTACCATTCTCTTTTGAGTAGATACACCAACCATAATTTGAATTAATCATACCTTCAGTAGAAGCAATTGATTTCCAAATCTGTGGTGTCTCACCAGGTATATCATTAACGTTTAACGATTGTGATTTGTACCACTCAAGTTCACGTTCAATATACTTGTAAGCTGGTTTACGAATAACATAATCTTCATCAGCGATAAATGTAGCGCCAATCATTTCAATAGTCTTGGCGCCAGTTCTGTCGATAACAAAATCTTTAGCTAGATATTTGAAAGATAACTCTTTTCTTATATTAGCGACAGTCAACATTAAATGATCTCCAACAACGCTTCCATATCTTCAGCTTCGGTTACAACTGAACTGATGTTTTGCCTATGAAAAACTCTTGCAGCTTTTCTAAGGGTTGCTTTAGGAATATCAACGTCTTCTGCAAGACTTTCAATTGCTTCTTTCTGAAAAGATCTTTCTGATTCCTGTCTTAGGAAAGAATTGCTGATCTCGTCAAAGCAGCCACGGATGCGTTTTTTGTCTTCGTCGCTCGAAGGTAATATAATATTGCTCATAATTTAGTAGTCCTGTTAAATACATCTTTAGTTGAATCCTGACCTTTAATACCGTTGCGACAGTAAGAGACAAAGAAACTTGAATAGTTAATTAAATCTTTTGCTGAATCTTCAAGGGACTCAAAGTTAGGAA